AAGACAATAAATTTCTTATCGGTTTTCTGACTAGTAACGTATATATACTCAGCAATTGTTTCGTCACTTAAATATTTATCACAATATGGAGAAATTATAAGACAAAAAGGAATAATGCCCTTGAATGTGAAAATATGATTACGTAACAGTACCAATCGTTCCACGAAATTATTATATGAATATATACCATCTGTGATCATATTAATAGTTTCTGTGACAAATGACCAATATCTCAAACTATTTTCCACACCGGAACCAGCATTTGTATGTAAATATTTGACAAGATCATCGACACTAACAAACTCATCACAATTCAATTTGGGAATTTTCTTCATTGATCGTTCTAATATCATTCGAAGTATATTATCTTGAATTCCATCGAATGAACATCCAATATTTATATTATCTGATTTAAGTTCTCCTTGAGATAAGAGGCCCATTAATAAAATATCCATATTCATTAGATTACTTTTATGTACAGTTTCGGGTGATTCAATCATTAAATTATACATCATCCAATAATATTCTGGAACATTTAAAGTAGACATAAATTTTTTGTATTCGACTGCGTCATATTCTGATTTATCACGATTAGAAATAAGTTTGTATAATTTATCCTTTTTTTCTAACAATTTATTTATATCAATATTATAGTCAAACTCAGCAAGTAATTTCCTCATGGACCACATAACTTTCCAACAATTTTCGGCATATTTTTTATCATTGGTCGAGTAAAATTTATTTAACGTTGCAATAAACATTGCAGAATATAACTCAAAACTATCCAATGAACTACATAATTTATTATCTGTTACTGAATAGCTGGGCAAAATAGTTTTGTTATCTTGGTCTAATTTAGGATAACGGCTAGATGAGAATAGCCAATTTTCAAATTTAGGTTTTGATTGTTCCCATGCAGAATTATTATGTAATACGTACAAAGGTACATAAAATTCGTTCGGTTTTCTTTTGTCCAAACCGACAATATCTTCAACGACCAAATATGGTGGTGTATCTGTTTCAACACAAACTTTATTAGAATCATATGGTACTGTTCGAAACGCAGTAAATACATCACGTTCTGTTCTATTATCATTAGTTTTAAATACGTTCAGAACATTTGTTTCCACATCTGATAATTTAATATTTTTTCTGATTTCTACACCTGCATATTCTGATGTTTGTTTTGTTGTATAAGATTTAATCGATGAAACTGCTTTTCTGCGATTATTAACAACTTTCGACATAAACTTTAAGATAATATATAAATAGTATAAATTACTGAAATAATTACTTATATCAATATTAATAAATGATTTTCAATAATCATATTGATATGTCAATAATATGTTTTTTCAATCTTTTTAATACAATAATATATAATTTTTTGAATATACTTTAAAAGTTAATTCTGAATATAATAAAATAAAAAATATATTATAGTTATATAATATCTACATAACATATTATAGTAAATGCAAGCTAATACAAATAATTACATTCACGTTATTGTGTATATTGTTATTGCACTAATCGTCATATTTGTTCTCTATAAATTATACCAAGCCGTTTATTCAGAACACTTCGGAAATGAAAATATGCCTTGCTCATTAAAGAGACCAAGAAGAAATTACACAGCTTACGGCGACAATAATGATCAGTTATTATTAAGTCCACAAGCTATGTACGATATGGGTACTGAGGAACAACCTTGCGATGATAACAGTGGTATTGTAAATGATTATTTTAATCGTTATCCAGAAGAAAGACCCGCAAGATTTGACAGAAATAGTTCCGAAAGTTTAGAAGAAGCTGGAAGTGTTAATGCATATGGTTACGGAGGCACTTATTTAGGTCTCGAAGATGTCGATAATGACCAAGATTATGACAAAACACGTCGTGTAAGAATGCCAGGTAAAGCTAATGGATGTAGTTTGAAATATCCAATTCGTGAATATATGGTAGATTCGGAGGGTACTCCTGTATCTTCTCCTATAACTGGGGACAATCTTATTTATAAAATGCCGACAGAAAATGAATTATATAACTCATGTGATGGATCACCTCTCGCATGGAATGATTGTGTCGAACAAGCCGGTCCTCAACAAGAATGGAGAAGTGATAATTTCTATCCCAAAAGAGCTATTGAACATCCTGAAAGAATAAATAAAAATTTATTCCCATTACATGCTCCCCTTTCACAAGGGCCACGTGGTATGTATGAAGATCAGATGATCGAAAATATGGATAATGTTTCACAAGAGACTATTTCCAGAATAACCAACCAACTTTTTTCTACCGGTCTTCCAGCCACAATGAATGCAAATGGAACAAATACTAATATGAATTCTGACAATTATGCACCATTGCCACTACCATGTGGATCTGCTGGTGGTGCTACAACAGAATTCGGATCAATGCCAATTTCTGAAATGGAAACCAATCCAATGGGTCCCGGAGGCTCTACAATGATAGTCCCGACTCCAATCATGGCCGAAGTAAGTGCAGAAAGTAATAATGAAATCCCACCATCCATGATGGCTGAAGCAAGAATGAAAATGAGAAGAAATAGATCAAGAGGAAGAGGTAATGGTAACTGTCAAATCTCAGAAAAATTAATTATAACTAAAACTTGTTAATTTAATTACTTAAATCTATTAATTTATTAAATTTAATAAATTAATTTTAAAACATTTTTTTCGATAATTTCCTGGATGGTTTCTTTGATGATTTTTTACACGAAGTATCACCATTAGAAGCAGTAATATACGGTTCTATTTTCTTTGAAAAAGATTCAGAAAATATTATAATATAATGATTGACATACCATTTCCAAGTAGTTTCGTTCAGCATTTTAATACTGAATTTGAGAACGTGATCTTTTTTATTATACTTAAAATAGGATTTCTCGCAATGACCATTTAACATAAATCTAAAATAACCATATTTTTCTGTTATCATCCATAATATGCAACCTTTTGTTATATCTTTTTTATTGTATGTTATATAATTCATTTTCTCATGTTTGGTACGTGTTTTCCATAAAAAATTAGTATATTTTCCATTTACTTTGAAATCTTCAATGTCATCCTCGTTAATATTAATTGTATTCTTATAAATTTCACCTATCGTTGGCATATTATGTAATATACTATATAAAAAAATAAACAACCCATTAAATATTAATAATTTTTGTTCCGTTTTTTGTATCTTGAAATGTCAAATTGAGTTGTGGTAATCTAACATCTCGAATCCAATCAGTTATTTCATATATCTCTTTTTTGGTTTGTTTATTTTCTTTCGGAATCGTATTTGTATAATTTCTTAGTTTTTCTCTTATATCAATAATAACTTGCTTTAATTCTTCATCAATATTGGATTCTTTTTTCTTTTTATAATCAAGTCCCAATTTATCAAGAAAGGTAAACATATCAATATATATATTTTCTAATAAATATTTTGATGGTTCTGGATTTGACATGTAAATATATATTTTATTAATGTATTCTCTCAATGATTTTATTATCAATGGTGTATTGAAATTGTCCTTTATTGCTATATTAATAAGTTCGGTAAATTCTGTTGTATCAATATTTAATTCGTTGTCTGCTTCGCTAAATTTACTAATTAATCTCGATCCCTTTGAAATCATAAATTCTACATGCGTGAAAAATTCTACTATTTTATTATCTAACTCCATCATTTCCTTTAGTGTATCATCATTCAAATCCAACGGACCATCCCATTTGTGTAACATAACTAAAAGTCTTGCTTGTCTAGATGTATATTTACTTAAAAATTGTTTTATTGTCGTGAAATTACCAAGTGATTGTGACATTTTTATACCGGCATTATTTAGATGACCACTGTGAAGAAAATAAGTTACCCAATCAGGATTTTCTGTATATGCAGTTGTTTGTATGTATTCATTATTATGATGTGGAAATTTTAAATCAATTCCTCCACCGTGTATATCTAAATGTCCGCCAAAAATTTTATTAATCATCACACTGCATTCTATATGCCAACCAGGACGCCCTTTGGTATCATCCCACACATTATTAAACGATATCTCATATTTTTTTGCTTTTTTCCACAATGCAAAATCTTTTTGATCTTTTTTTTCATTGCTATATTCATCTTTAGAACTGGCATTCCATATTTCGTTTGAGCCATCTGAATCGTGTGTAGCACATAAACAGTTTTTATCAAATTTTTCAAAATATTTTTTTGTGTCTAAATAAACAGATCCATTCGATACGTATGCAAACTGTTTTTTAATTAATTCATTAATATATGTTGTAATATCATCAATTACATCGCTAACTCTTATCGCAAATGTCGGTGATAAGTTATTTAGAGCATTCATATCATCCCAAAAACTTTTTTCTTGTTTTGTTATAAATTCCTTATAAATTTCATAGGATGGTGTCATTTCCTCTTCTGAAAAATTATTTTCTATTAAAAAAGTTTCTAATTGTTCTAAATTCATGTGTGTATTAGCATTAGTATTCGAAATTTTTGATGCCAATTTATTCCAATGTTGTAATTTAACTTTATTAAGAATCTTGTCGTCAATATCAGTAATGTTCATACCATAAAATACATCATAACCTGCCATATCTAAAATTCTTCTTATTATATCAAAAGTAATAAAAGTTCTTGCATGTCCAATATGTGAGTCATTATAAACTGTCGGTCCACATGTATAAAATGATAAACGACCATTTTTTTTTGTTTTATTTAATGTATCAAGTTCACCTGTTAAACTATTTTTAAGTATCAATTCCATATTGTAAGTTACTGTTGTAAATAATATGTATATTATTACTAATATACATATTTTTTATTAAATTATCAATTTTTTATCCACAAATAACTAAATAAATAAAATTATTTTTCATTTTTACTACTCTGACAAAAAATATAATGTTGTTCTTCAAATGCATTATCTTGACCAATTTTATAACCATACTTATAAGCTTCAATGTAGTCATCTGATGCATTAAATGGGTAACTTTCTTGACCATATACATTATACATTCCTTGTTCGAATCCGTCTTTTTTTCCATCTTCATAACCGGTTGAATAACTGTTAATATCTTTTGTTGGTGTTGTCATATTAAAATATTGCAATTAGTCAGAATTATAAGTATTAAATAATTAATTAATTAAGTTATAATGTTATTCAAAATATCATAATATTCAATTTTTAATTTAGGAATTTAAGAATAAATAAAAACTTCAATTTTTATACTTAAAATCATTTATGTTCAATTTTTGAAATATATTTAGAATCAATCACACCGTCAATTCCCTCGCTTAAAATAACACCATTTGATGATTCGTAAAACTTAATACCGTCTTTCATTGCTTGATCCATATCTATAAAAACCAATGATTGAGTATTTTGTCTTATTCCGCTTACAGCATCAAGTTTATTTGTCAAATGGATGTGTTTACGACTCATCCGATTGAGACCTGTTTTTTTGATATCCCCAACATACTTAGTAAATGTACCATGAAAACATACTGGATATGGTTCCGTTATTAATTTCAACAATTTATCATCTTCAATGAGAGAACCTGATTCTTCATTGTGTCCTTGTGCCGCTCGTATATATTCAATACCTTTTCTATCAATAATTACAAACCGTTTTTTATCATTATTTTCCACAACATTCATAATATCAGCGCGTGATGCATTGACTAATTTCATTAAATCAGCAACTCTAACACTTCCATCACTTTGACCATTTTCATCCTTGTACAATGCAATGCCTGATGCATGTAAATTATGTCTTAGTTCATATGATAATTGTTTGCTTAAATGTGTCAAATGTTTATTATTTTTTAAATTACTTGGGTGTGGCTTTTGTTGAACTTGCTGAACTTGCTGAACTTGCTGAACTGGCTGAACTTGCTGAACTTGCTGAACTGGCTGAAATTTTTGTTCTACCGACACATTTAATTCTCCTGAAAAATATTTTTTAACAATTTCATAACATTCACTGACAATCTCGCGTCTACGAGGTTTGAATTCAAAATCATTGAATGTTAAAACAATCTCTACATCATGCCATTTTGCTTCTGTTAGTTCTTCTGGATCACAACAGGTCGGAACAAATTTATCGTCACCAATAAAAATACCAAGATAATATATAATAGTATTTTCAATAAATTGATATTTATCCTGGTCAATCAATTTAATCATTTCTGGTTTAACACCAGTTTCTTCTTCAGTTTCACGATAGGCACATGCAAGATCTGTTTCCCACTTATTTGATTTTTTTTTTGAGTGGCGCTTACCTTTTGGCATACTATAATGACCAGCAGGAGTTTTAACTAATAGTGTTTCAAATTTATCATTTGTTTTGTTTTTCCTAAACAATGGAATGCCAGCACATAAATACGACATATTTAGAAATATTTTGTTGAGATTATTTACTTGTACTTTCTAACAAAAATTGATAAACATTTTCTTTATTAATCTTTATAATTCAATTTTATATTATATTGATTTATTTATATCATGTGAATGCTACAAACATTTGAAAAATTAACACATTTTATATCAAACTTACAAATCAATTTACTTAAACCATATAGTTTGCCTAATTCGCCATATTCGCTCAGTTTATCTAATTTATCCGGTTCATCAAGTTCGTCTGATTCGTCTGATTCGTCTGATTCGTCTGATTCGTCTGATTCGTCTGATTCACTCAGTTCAGATAATCAAAATGATAAAAATAATTCTGAGGGCAATTGTGTTATACTACTAGAAATGAAGTGTATGAAATGCATAAAATTAATGGAAAAATCCAGAGAATATTATGTTGATAAATGTTATATCGAAATAACAGAAAAAATTAATGATATCAATGATACTGAAATTCTGAGAATAATAACTATTATATCAAAATTGATGGATGATTATGAAATTGATATTATTAATATTATTTCAATTTGTATTCTTTTGGATCGCATTGATTATAATATCGCAAAATTAAATAATGAAAATTGTATAACATATATATCAATAATATTATGGTTAACACAGAAAATAATTCAAGATGAATGGTTCACAAACAAATCATTGTGTAAATCGATAAATAAAATACTCTTTACGGATCAAAAACTTACACTCCAATATATAAATACAATCGAACGCATAATATTAAGTGCACTTGATTTTAAACTCATCGTCACAACCGAAAATTTATTGGATAAATTAATATATTTGAGAATTAAATACTAATTATTTTATACTTAATTATATATAGCAACTGTATCATGAACTATGATATGAATCCAATAAATACAATAAATCCAATAAATTCCACAAGTCCAAGTTATTTGAACCAATTTGTTTGTTTTCTTTTTATAATGTTTCTCATAACTTTTTTCTTTATTGCATATAAATTAGGGCGACGAACTTATTATATACTACAATTAAATGATCACCCAAATAATGTTTCTGAACAAGAACATGCATTATCACCGACAACATCAACTGTCAACTATTTTGATGAACCAACTGATTTATTATATTCACCGGATTTTACAATAACTATGGGGTTCATAGCTGGATTAGTTTGGACATTACCAGGTATAGAAAAATTAATGACGCACCCACTCAGTTATCTATTTGTTGGATCAATAAATGGAATTATCGCAGCATGTGGAGCAAGTTGTATACTATTAATTATTCCTTACAGTTTGATTCCAATCATACCAGTTTTACTGTTTGTATCGATTGTTTATTATTTCTACTACGGGTCCTGGATGAAGTAATTAAAATATTAAAAATAAATAACAATAAAATAAAAATAAAAATAAAAATTCAAATAAAATTAGTGCCATTTATTCCAGGCAATATCAAGTATACAAGATGCTAAAATAGAAAATGTTGCAAATGTAGTGATATCTGCTTGGTTCTTGTAAACCGTATGAATTTCTTTCAAGACAACATATATATAAACCATTGGCACAACTTGTGCAATAAAGTTAATGAGTTGACGATATGAATAATTGTACCCAACGATACCGGACAATGACACATATAAAGCAATATACCCATGTGTCATCAGGCTCACACAAAGCAAAAAAAGTGGATTGGTGACAATATTGCAAATAATTAAAGCCAAAGACATTTATGTTCAAAAAATTATAAACTGTATAAATTATATAAATTATTTAAACAATAAATTAGCATGTATAATTACTTTTTTAAATGTAATATATAGGCATATTCAAGTATCAATTTTTTTACTATTAATAAATGCTAAAAGAGGATACATTATTTCAGTTGATGTAGATACATAATGACCACCATTATGTATCAAAAATAATGTTTTGTCTGGATCAAAATATTTTCTGAGTTCGTTCGTGATATCCAATGTAACTAATGTATCTCTCATCCCAGCAATGAACACCACCGGATATTTTAATGTATCCTTGTAATATTGTTTATATATTGTGTCAGATATTGGTGATGCACCTGCCAATATTATAAACTTCGGTTCATATGTATCAATGATTTTATTCTGTATTTGATATGCAAATATTTGTGTTAACACAGATCCTTGTGAAAATCCTAATATACCATCATATTGATCACTATTCCATTTAGCCAACACATTATTAATGCTTTGTTCTATTGTGTCATATTTTTCTAATGTCAACCCTGTCTCCCTTGTTCCAGACCACCACTGAAAATATTCATTTTCTGATTCTGCTAATTTATCTGTGAATTTAATCGGACTTGTGTAAAAATCAAATTCAATGTCTTTCTTTGCAAATTTTCTAATCAAGTCCTTCATTGATTTTTTCATCATATCACCACTATGTCTAAGACCATGCAAACATAATATTTTCATTTGTTTTAAGAATGCGGTGTTGTTATATTATGTTTATTTTATATATTATGTTTATTTTATATAATATATTTATTTCAATTATTTTACTTTAAAAAATTGATATATTTATTTATTTGTTTGTTCGTTTAATTTAGTTGAATTTGCCTAATAAATAATTCATTTTAAATGTCTCGTCTTAATTACGAGCTCGTCAGTTCTAATACCGAACTCCCAGAAATTATTCAAATGGAACCTATTTCTGATGACACAATTTTAATAAATAAATCTGAATTAGAACAAACAGTTCAACCAGAACAAACAGAACAAACAGAACAACCAATTCAAGCAGTTCAACCTGAATTAGAATTACCACAGGTTCAAATTAATATTGGAAATGTTCCGAACATAAACCAATTTATATACCAAATACTATTACAAGAAGGATTACGTACCCAACGAGTATTGGTAATAATTATACCATTATTCGTATTAATTGTAATATCTTATCTGTACATCTATATGACTCAATCTATTTTTAATTGGTTTGAGTACTTTGGTATGGCGAAACAACAAAATGAACAAAATGATCAAAATGATCAATCTGATCAAAATGATCAAAATAATCAAAAGTATTTAAACGATTCGTATACGTACATTAACACATGGATCGCAGTATATATATTTATATTATTTTTTATTGTTGCAAGTGCAAAGAGTTATTTAAAAAAAATAAACTTTCAATTACATGAATACGAATACGATTCTAATCAAGAAATTACTATCCCGGTAAATACATACGATAATTGTTTAACTATTTTTCATAATATTTGGGTATTGATGGGAATTGATCGAGTCTGCAAGTATATATTATTCAATGATAAATTATATATATTGCTATGTATAACTACATGCTGTGGATTTATATTGATGATTTATAAAATGTGCAATTTTTGTACACAATTTTACTGTACATATCGCGGTATGAACGTAAATGCAGCCAATATTTTATATAGGAATATACAAAATATTAGAACTGAATCACTATCTGACAACGAAATAGAGAGACTTGATATTATTCTGTATAGAAATCTCGATCAAACTGATCATCTCTATGACGAAAAATGCGCGTATTGTCTAGTTGAATTTAATGAATCAGACGATATACATAAATATAATTGTTCCCACATATTCCACGTCGAATGTTCAAAAATGTGGTTAAAAATTAAGGGAACTTGTCCGACTTGTAGAGCTCTTGTTATCCCTCCGCAATAATTATAAAATAATATTGATTCTCTAATCTATGTCAAATAATTGACAATGTAAATAGTTATAAAATTCTTCTTCTTCTGTCGTCTTGTTTTTTTTATTTGCATATTTAATCCATAATTTTGTCAATTCACTTGTATTTTTATTATATGCCATTTTTTTATCTTCTTCCAATTTATTGTAATTATTGTATGGAAATAAACATGAAATAATATTCCCCATTAAGTTATAAAATAAATGAATAAATTTACTTTATCCGAGAGAGATACATAATTATCTTAATAAATAAATTTAATCTAATAATTTTTGTGCATCTTCTTCTGTGTATTCCTGCCATGCTTTGATGTCGTCTACAGTGATCATGTTTCTATCCTCCGAATCTCTATTTACAATCGGTATAATGTGTATCTTTACAAATTGGGGAGACATTTTTTGATGCTTAAGAAGTGTTTCGATATCACAGTCTTGCAAAATTGACAAAATTGTATCTTCATCGAGAACTTCTTTTTGAATTAACTGATCGATTTTAAATCTTACAGTAAGTTGGTCAATATATTTATCCCAACCATCATGGCCATCCGATTTATTCATATACTTTGTTATTTTAGCTTTTTCTACTCTATATGTAATGTAAAATGAAGTTCTATAGATTCCAACACATTTGTATTAGACTTTGTATAAATTTATTAATTCAAATTTTTGTAATAAATTTAATAGTTAATCTTAGATAATCCCTCGACATTAAAATACGGAGAAACAATTTTACATTTTGCGAGATTAAGAGTTGATATACCATTCACATTTCCATTAAGTACTCCTATATTAAGACCATACAAGGACGCTTTCGAAATACCATTCAAAGAAAGCCTCATATTTTTAAAAAATATATTTTCTTGTGATCTGTTGATAACTAATTTGGAAACGCCAAATATATTAATAATGCAATTATTTTCATCGATTAAATCATCAGTTGTAACTAACTCAGATATCCCATTGATATCAATATTATTTAGTTTAATTTTTGTATTATCAAATTTATGTTGTTTAATATATTCTTCTCCGTCGATTTTGATATCCAATGATTTTTCAGAACCAAACACCGTATTTTTAAATAATTTCCAAAGTCCTATTCCATTATATACTGTTATGCTTGTCAATATTGTATCATTTTTTGTGTGGGTTTTATAATTGATACCATTTTCTGTAATTGATTCGGGTTTTGACTCGATATCAATTTTTGAACCATTGGCAACGACTTTGACACCGCAATCACATGATAACATATCTTTGAACAATGTACATGATGCCGCGCTATTCATTGTAACATTATTAATATTATTTACATTTGTTGGTTGCGTCATTTTAGAAAAATATTATAAAATATTTCACAATATTATGACAATACAATACAGCTAAATTTCAGTTTTTTAATGTCTATAAATTATTTAATTCTTTGTGTCTTTGTTCTATATATTCCTTACATTTCATTATGAATATGTAATCAGGATATTTTGGTATAAATTGTGAATAACAAACAGCATAAATATCATTTTTTGTCAATCTTGTTGACTCAACACATTTATTTCTCAAATGATCTAACGAATGAACTTCGTTTGTAGAAAAACTTATTACATCAAAAATTATACTCTGATTATTTATTCTAAAATTAACATAATGAGGAGAATTTATAACTATTTTAACTGTTATATTATATTTTAATGATGTATTAATCGGAGGAGTTGTTCCTCTAGAATCATATGGATCATTTTGATGTATAAACGGCACAGATTCGTCACCGGATGATGCTCCACCTGATATAATATGGTGTATATCATTATTATTATCGTATATATATTGAAAATTATGTTCGTCTGCACATAAATAAAATTTAATTTTGTGTTTGACTAATATATTATACAATGGATCCATATCAGTATTAACTATGAATGGTTTTTTAGTTTTGTGTCCGACAGCGAAAAAAGGATGATGTCCAACTACAAATATAGGAGAGGGATTTGAATTATTTACTTTCTCTTTTGTTATCGTTGTATCCAACCATTTAATTATGTCACTTTTGGCAAGTGTTCTTGCTGTAGCATCCAACCAAGTATATTCTTGCATAAACATATTAGTATCGACAAATATTACAGTACAATTACTTTTATTATTTTGTAATCTAATAACATAGTTTGTTGAAGGTAATATCCATTTATTAATCGTAATTTTATTTTGAGTAGAATTCATGCTAATCCCTGTGTAACATTTATATATTTCGTTAGCAAATACTTTCTTTAATTTAACATCATGGTTTCCAACCGACATAAAAAAAGGCATTGTAAGATTCTTAAACTCATCAAATCCGTTGTTCAAGTACTTTACCATTTGTTCATCTGTTGTATCGTCTTTTCCGTAATAATTATCACCCGAAGTAATACTACAAATTGGTTTGTATACATCATTATTTTTATTCATCATATCAACCATTATTTCGAGTGATTTTAATCCTTTGTATCCTGATAGACTGGAATCAGACAATGTATTTTTTTCCGTACCATTCCAACATCCAAAATAATTAAATGAAACACAATTATTGTTGTCTACTTTATACATAAACATTGGTCTCAATTCTAATAATTCATTTATAATACTATTATTATTTTCTAGATCCTTAGCATTATGAGAATTAATATATTTTATTATTTCATCCAGCTTTGGAATTGAATTAATTAATTCAAGTTCAATTTGAACTGGTTTATCCATTTATATATTATTATTATATATGAATATTATTAATAAACTAAAATATTACTATAATTATTCAATGCAAGCCAATCAAAATAAATTGTAATCTTCATCGTGTGAATAATATCATCATTACTCGGTTTGAAAACACCGCTAGAATATTTTGGAATATTATTATGAAATTCGGGGATTAGGGAAAATAATTTTCTTGTAGTGTCTTGTTTAGACATCTTTGAATAATCATCGAATCTGTTAATAGGATATGATGAAATAAATTTTTCAGTATATGAAAATTCTCCATTAATTACATCTTCATAAGTGAATTTTTTGCGAATTTCTGTATCATTCACATCATTTTTATCTGTAATAAGATGATCAATGGGTTCCATCTTAACATCCCAGTTTGAAGTAGTAAATGGTTTGAATATATAGAATTTGTCACTATTAATAATGCCAATTAATCCGTTTGAAAACTTAAACATGTTTGACGATTTAGAATTAAACCACTCAATGAACGGCTTAATTGTTTTAATTTTTACCATGTTTGTGTTCATTTTATGAATAAGTTTCATCAAAAATCTTGACCAGAATACTTCTGATTCGTCCTGTAGCATAAATATATTGTTAACAGCAAATCCTGTGCGTCCACCTCTGATACAATTATCGCCTATTGAATCGATTTTTTTATCAATGTAATTACTCAATTCCAGTGATTTTTGTCCTAAATTTATTATATTCATTGTATAATCACCAAATTGACTCTCAATCAATGGAAATACCTTTCTTCTCATTACTCCACGACATGACCAATCGGGTGTTGTGTCTTTAGTGTAAGGTATTTTGTGTGATTCTGCAAATAACAAAATGTCCTTTTTTGGGTGAGATAACATGGGACGCAAAATTGTTACATTATCAATAATGTTCATTTTAGACATAACATAAAGATCCAAAATGTCACGTCCTTTTAATATATTCATGAATACATTTTCAGCCAAATCGTCGCGGTGATGACCCAAACAAAATGAAACGGATCCAAACTGATCATTTACATATTTGTATGTATTGAATCTAATTTTTCTTGTTTCTTCTTCATAAAATGTTCTATCAATGGGCCATTTTGTATCTGAATTGTTATCATCGCAAATTAAATCATTAGAATCATTGGAATTAGTAGGTCTTTTCATATAATCAATAATTTTTATAATCAGTGGAACATTTTGTATTTTACACCAATCTCTAATAAAATTAGTTTCATCCATGCTGTCAGACCTGTTTCCGTAATAAATATGGACAGAAATAACTTGTTTAATAAACCCTTCTTTTTCAAGTTGTTTTAAAATATAAGTCAAAACCATACTGTCCACACCACCAGAGAGTGATGTGCCAATAATAATATTTTTGTGTTGACCGTTTGGATATAGTTTTTGTAGAACATTTTTGATTGTTGTAATAAGTTGTTTGTTTGATTTATCATTCATTCCACCGATTATGGTTTCCTCATAACAAACAGGATCCAAAATATTATGAGAATATTTATCTAACAAATTCATTTTATCAGTTTTAGAATCGTCAACATTATTTATATCCACAACTAATCCATATGTTACGACCTCTGTGTAATTTTTCAATGTTGCAATCATAAATCTATCTAAAATATCACAATTTCCGAAAGTATTTCTGTATTCATTGATTTTCTGTCTAACCAAGTCCAATTTATCGACATAATTCTGACTCGATCTATTATGTCGGAATGGTAGCAATGTAAATACAAATTTATTTGCTGAAAACTGAAAATTCCTCTTTTCGTTAGCAAGAAATTTAGCGATAGAAAGAGCAATCTTGTCATTTTTTTCAATCATTGCTGAATTCGTTTTTCTGTATATATTTCGCGTAAATTGATCAAAAATAATTAGCAATGCAAGAAGTTCATCATTTGTCATTGTTGAAAAATATTGTTGATCGACAACATCACCAAGATTGTCGACTAAATTCTTATAATTTTGCTTGATGTACTCATCGGGAGTACTATCAAACCAGAAAGCGTTGAATTTTTCATTGGGAAACCAGTAAGTCAAAATTGCGTGATTAGTTGCTTGATCCATTTAAAGTTACAACGCCTTTCAATTATCCAACAAATAGTCAAATAAATTATTAAATATTAATATTAAACATTGAAACATATGGAGATATCAAGAAATCTTTCATTTCAATTTTTTATTGAATTCAATAAAAAATTGAATAAATAAACATTATTCCTTTTCATTTAATTTAATCTGTTCAATCAATATTATTATTGTGTATAATTATATCAAATTATATCAAATTATTAACAGGATCTACCAGATCATTCAATAATTTAATATCATGACGACTCAAAATTCTATAGATGCTGGATTCAATGATATTGTTGTAAAACTAAATAGACTGAGTTCAACTATAAAGAAATACAATGGAAAAGATAAAAAAACTTATATGAATATGAAAAAATTACTTGATGAAATAAACAATGATGTCACACAATTGAAAACTCTGGTGAGTAAAGATAAAAGTAAAAATAATAAAATTTATGAACAAAAAATTTCGACAATTGAATCAACTTTAAAAACTCTTGATGAAATATTAAACACCAATGATAATCAAAATAAATATGATTATCAAAATAAATATGATTATCAAAATAAATATGATTATCAAAATAAATATGATAATCAAAATAAATATGATAATCAAAATAAATATGATAATAAAAATAAATATGATAATAAAAATAAATATGATAATAGTAATTATGGAAATGAAAAAGGATATG